TCTTGAGCCGGTCCCAAAGCTTCAGCGTCATGAGCGCGTCCTGCTCGGCGTAGGCCCCGACGTAGGCCGGAGGCAGGCGCCACATGTCCGCCTTCGGATCGATGCCCCAATCCTTTGCTGCAGCGCGCAGCATCTTCTCGTCCTTGCGCATGTCGATGTAGTCGCGGCCAAGGTTGTTCAGGCTGTAGGAGAACCGATTCTCGTCGATCAGCGGAGCGGCAACCATGGTGTCAATGATTCGCCCTTGAACGTTAACCCCTTCAGCGCGCAGCCAGCCTGCGTCGTAGGTGGCGTTGTGCATGATCTTGTCGATGTGCGGCGTGGCCATTTGTTTGGCGAACCACTTGAGCGTCATCTTTGGGTCAAGGTTGTGCCCGTTCTGGTGGCGGATCGGGAAGTACCAAGCTTGGTCTCCAGCCGCCACCGCGATGCCCACGATGAACCCGTCCTTGCGCGCCCAACCAGGCCCGAGTGTGGTCAGGTGCGGGTCGCAAGTCTCAAGGTCGATCGCAATCTGCGGATACTTTGTCAGGTCTGGGTACTCGGCAGGGATGTTCCAATCCTGTTCAAGCTTTTCGCCGAGGTCAACTCTCTCGAAGAATGCAATCGTGCTCTTGTCCTTGCGGTCTCTTGCCATGTGCCTCAGTCCTTTTTAAAGCTGCCACCGAGTGCGCTATACCCGCACTTGTCGATCCAGCTATCCTCATGATCGATGGTCTTCAGCAGCCGTGCCGTCTTTACCCAGTCCATCATCAGCGCTACGTGCTGCGCTGTGAAATACCCGTGTGTATCGAGAGCGCCCTGCAAGATGATGTTCCACCCCGCCGCAATGCGCTCAAAGTTTTCCTGCGCATCGCCGTAGTCGATGGCCCGCTGCCCTTCAATGAGCTGCTTTGCGTTGTGGAGAATCTCTTCTTTCTTCATAGCAGGTACCTGTATTTCTTGTTGGTCTCCACGAAGTGGAGCGTGTGGCGGGTTCTGGTCACGCCGACATAGAAGGCGCGGTGCTCGTCGTCTGGGTAGCGGCTCTCCTCACAGGCCCTAGTAGTGGACAGGTTTACAACGCAATTGTCGTCCTCGCCACCCTTCATGGCGTGGAAGGTCGACAGCTTGATGCGCGGCGGCTTGGTGATGTCTTCGCCCGAGGCCTCGACGTGCCGTAGGTACTGCGTCAGGTCATTGCCCAAGTTCAGGATCTGGAATGCGTCAGGCGCCTCAAGCATATCCCCCCGTGGCAGCAGCCCGTACTCGCGCTCCAGCTCCACCATGGACAGCGTACCGTCTGGTGCCACTGCGTCCAGCAGCTTACTGGCCCCGCGCCGCACCACCGCTCGGTCCCCCTGCTTCGGCACAATCTCGTAAAGCTCCTTGATCAGGTGTAGGTCTACGCTGTGCCCAGCACAGAGTGCGCGCCACGTGTGCACCGCCCGAGCTTGCGCAGGGGTGATCACCGGAGAGCCCTTGACCGAATAGTAGTACCCCATCTGGAAGACCTGCTTGGCCATCTCCGCCACGAGCGCATTGGTCCGTGCCATGATGGTCCAAGAACCACGGTCCAGTGGGACAGAATCTAGGTCGTAGTGCCACCGCACACTGCCCTCTTCGTCCGTGGGATGGTAGGTTTTCGGTACTCGGTCCTTGATCCTTTTGACGATCCTCTCGGCCACCTCGAACACCTTCTTCGGCAGGCGGTATGACTGCTCGAGGACGATCTTCTTCGGGGACATGTTGATGAACTGGAGCACGTTGACCCCTGTCCACCGGTGGATAGCTTGGTCGTCGTCTCCTGCAATCCAGACCTCGTAGGCATCGACCGACATCTTCTGGACCATCTGCCACTGCAGCGGTGTCAAGTCCTGTGCCTCGTCCACGATAAGCAGGTGGCAGGACGGCGGCTCAACGATCTGATTGTAGACCTCGATCATATCGACGTAGTCGATCTTGCCCAGCTTTGCTTTGTACTCGACTATCTGATCTCGGATCTGGCGCGCCTTGAACAAAGACAGGTCATCCGTGTCGTGGTCCTTCCACTCCTCCTCCAGAGGGATCAGACGGTACCGAGCACGGTCGATGATCTGGATGTACTTGCTCCCCCGCTTGAGGTCGGTGGGGATAAGCAGCCCGTCCTCGGGGCGGACGTTCATATTGAACTCCTCGCCAAGCATACGGCCCAGCTCCCTGTAGTCAGGCCCTGACAACACGTCCCCGTAGGAGAGGCCTAACCCAACAAACCCTGTGGAGTGCAGGGTGCGAAACCGCACAAGCTGCTTGGGGTTGAGGTTGAACCGGCTCATCGCCCTGTCGCGCGCCTCCTCGATCGACTTCTTGGAGAAGGACACGAAGACGATGTCCTCTGGCGCCACTCCTGCCGCAATGTTCTTTTCAATCAGCCGCATAAGAAACTCTGTCTTACCGCAGCCCGGTGGTCCGAATACCTGTGTGCTGTTCTCAATCATTTTATCTTCCTCTCCAAGAGCCAGCTGTTGATGGTGGCTGGATCCCAGCGCAGGGCACCCTTGGGACCGCCCAGCCGGTACGGCGCAGGCATCGTCCCCTCCTTAATCCATTTGTACAGAGCGGCCGTAGTCACCCCGAGAACCTCCGCAAGGTCTTTGACCGAGATCAGTCTATTAGAAGGGAATATCATTGTTGATCTCCTCTATGGGCAGGTCGATGTCGTCTTCCTCAAACTCCGGCACCCACCAAACTCGGACCGCGGACCACTTGCCATCGGCCGTCTTATAGTTCTGCTTACCGTGGAAATCTGAGCCACTGTTCAGGCGCTTGATCTCCTCCTGCAGCTTGGCTCTGCTGTCGGCCCACGGGTGTGAGCGGTTCCGCATGTAGCTGACGAGGCCGTCGATCTTGAACTTGACCTTCCCACTGTCGTGCCACGGCTTTCCTGTCTCGAGCTCCGCTGCATCGTATGCCTGCGCACTGCCATTGCAGTAGCCCTTGAGCAGCTCCTCGAACTGGCCTGTCATGGTCAGCTCACGTGGCACCTCTTGGTATGTAGCCTGTGACAACATCCGGTTGACCAGCGATGTCCAGTCCTGAGCCTTCATCGTCGACGGCATGAAGTTGATCTGTGCAAGGCAGGCCTTCTGCCACAGCGACTGGTTGTGCAGCTGGTCGACCGTCAGCTCCACCCTCTTCCCGTTGACGTCCATGAAGTACAGCCGCGGCTCAGACAGCACGACCGTCAGTCCTCCGACTTGGGCCTTGCTCTCGCTGTCCCCGCCGACACCGTACTTCTTCGTGCGGCACACATCCTTGTCACAAACAGAGGCGAACGGCTCCATGCTGCACATGTAGAAGTAATCCTTTTTGTTGAGCTGCTTGACGATAGTCAGAACCTCCTTGGACTCCAGAGGCGGGTGCATGAACTTGCGGTTGTAATCCTCGACGGTCTTCTCCCACGAGTCAGGGTACTTCATCTTGGCGTACACCCCCATCTGCAGCAGCGTGTTGTTGCGCATCTCGGACACACACCCAGTCGCCACCAGTATCCGCAGGCATGGCGGGCCGTCGGTGAAGTGCTCTTTCGATCCTGCCAAGTCCAGCGCGTCCAGATCAGCGATGTCCACACGGGACGCCTCGACCAGATCCAAGAACTCCTCGAGCTCCAGCGCCTCGGCATTGCGATCGAACGCATACCGTGTCGTTTGGTCTGCCGAAAAGTATGGCATATTGATAAAGTTTCCGAGGTCCCCACGCTCCACCAGAAGGGCGTCCTGCTTGGGGAACACCTCGCAACCAGAGAAGCCCAGTGCGATGGACATCTCGATCAGGTACTCGCGGGCCAAGGACGCCGGCTGCCAGTCCCGAAAGAACAGATACAGGTGAGCGCCGCCCGACTTGGTTCGGCAGTGGATCAGTGGCAGCTTTAGCATCTGGATCTTTTTCTGCAGCGCCTTGTGGTCCAGATCGTAGACGTCCACGTCCAGCGCGCCGAACAGGCACATGCTTTCCTGTGTGATGGGGATGGCCCCGACGCCCTGTTTGCCGTCGATGTGGTTCTGAACCATAGCCTCGGTCATCAGCCCTTGGCGGATGAAGCTCTTAGCTTCTGCCTTGCCCTTGCGACCGATGCGACCAACCGTAGTTTCTCCGTATGCCGCCTTCGACCCCTCGAAGGCGGCCAGCAATCTTTGTGCTGACGACATTGTTATCTCCTTGAGTCATACCGAAAAGAGTATAAAGGGGCCGACCGATGCGACCGGCCCCTCTGCTTTACTCAAAACGGTATGTCTGAGTCGTCCTGACGGCTGGCGCCAGATGCAGACTCGTCCGCCTCAGGTGCAGCCTTGACCTCACCAGCCGCGATCGAGTCGCGGAAGGTCTTTGCTTCCAGCATCAGGTTGCGGTCAGTCAGCAGCCCGACCTTCTCTACCTGCCAGTTGCTCCACGAACCTTGGTCATTGGACTCCTCGACGGAGCGCAGCTGCCACATGGTGGCGAACACAGGAGGCGTGACCATCTGGCCAGTCTTCGGGTTCTTGACCTTCTGCATCGCGATCTGCGTTTTCCAACGGCGGCTGATCTTGAGCTGTGTCGACTTCATGTCGATGACCGCGGGCTGATAGCTGCCGTCTTCTTCGACCACCAGACAGAAGTGTTGGTCGCTCTTCACCAGTTCGTTACCGTTGGGCAGGATCTCCTTGGAGCCCTGACGCGAGGTCTGCTGCAGCAGGTGGCTGGCAGGATTGATCTCGCCCTTGAAGCCACCGCCGGAGTCGCGTGGTACAAACTCCAGATACTTGGTGGTCTGGAAGCAGACGATGACACTGATGCCCTTCTCGCCGTCCCAGTGCTGTCCGGTCACGTTGTTGAAGGCATCGCCCGAGGATGCGCCCTCGATGAACTCGGCCTTCTTCTTGTTGAGCTGTGGAGACAGCGGCTGCAGCAAACGAATGAACGGGATCTGCATCTCGCTGCTGTTGAAGGCTGCGCCCTCTCCGGCAAACTCGAAGATGTCGTCCATCACGTCGGTGGATACTGCGGTTTCTTTTGCTGTTGTGACTGCGTTTGCCATTATGACTTCCTCTTGATTTCTGCTGCGTTTGCAACGAATGCCCCGAACATGTCGAGGTCGATTGGCTTGCCGTTCTCGAAGCGCTCCTTGACGAACGCCTTGAGGGTGGATGGGTGGACGTAGGTTTTCTGGGACGTATTGAACCCGTCTTGCTCCAGCTTGCCGACGAGGTCGCCAGCAATGTTATCCTGACCCTTGCCGAAGGACACCGTCACATCGTTCTTGATGATGTCATCCAACGCGTTCTCGCGCAGCCAAGAGAAAGCCTCGTCCTTACGTGCAGCAGGGATAGAAGCATGGATCATGAGCTTGCGCACCACGGTGACGCCGTCCACATCAAGACGCTCCACGCCCATCTCATCCATGAGAGAGGGAATGTTTTCCACAGAGAGCTTGTGCTTCTCTTGCTTCAATGACTTGAGGTGTTCCTCGGCGTCGTCGATCTCTTTCTCTACTGCGCGCAGCTTGCGCACGAGATCGCTGAGGTTCTTGCCGGTCGTGGTATCTACATTCCCGAGCGCACCGGCCTCGTCGAAAATGTCTTCGAAGATGTCGTTCATAAGTTTGTTCCTCTTCAGGGTTGCTTGTGGGCAACTTGTTTGCTACCCATGAGTCAGAACATAGGCAGGAGCTAAACAAGTGTCAATAGACTTCTTCAAAACTAAACCATACCAACATCAGCACGACGCCCTGTCCGCGGGCCAGCACCGCCGGTCCTACGGTTATCTCATGGAAATGGGCACGGGAAAGTCCAAGGTGCTGATCGACAACATCGCCGCCCTGTACCTCGAAGGGCTCGTCAGCTTCGCGCTGATCATCGCACCGAAGGGTGTCTATCGCAACTGGGTGGCCAAAGAAATCCCGGAGCACATGTCCGACCATGTACCACACCGCGTCATCCGCTGGGTGGCCAATCCCAACAAGGCGCAGCGCGAAGAGATGCGGTCGGTTGCAGATCCGTTCGACGGCCTGACTATCTTTGTGATGAACGTCGAAGCTTTCTCCTCACTCAAAGGACGCGGGGCGGGCGAGTGGATGTCCAAGAAGCTCGGACCAAGGGGCCTGATCGCCATCGACGAGTCCACCACCATCAAGAACCCCAAGGCCAAGCGGTCCAAGGCGCTGATGAAGATTGCTGCAGGGTTCCACTACCGCCGCATCCTGACGGGCTCACCTATCACCAAGTCTCCGATGGATGCCTTTGCTCAGTTCGAGTTCCTCGGACCTCGGACCTTGGGCTTCGACAGCTTCTACGCGTTCCAGAACCGGTACGCGGTGACACAGAAGCGGCGCATGGGGGCGATGTCCTTCGAGCAGATCGTCGGATACCGGAACCTCGAGGAGCTGACCAAGCGCATCGATGAGAACAGCTTCCGCGTGCTGAAGCAGGACTGCCTCGATCTGCCAGAGAAGATCTACACTGCACGCTACGTCGGCCTGACCGACGAGCAGTTCAAGATGTACGAGCAGATCCGCACCATGGCCATGACCATGCTGAACAGCGGCGAGCTTGTCACAGCGCCGGCCGTTATCACACAGATGCTGCGCATGCAGCAGGTCTTGTCCGGCCACCTCAAGACAGACGACGGCGAGATGGTGTACTTCCCATCCAAGCGGATGGATGCGCTGACTGACATCCTGGAGGAGCACTCTGGCAAGGCCCTCATCTGGAGCCGGTTCCGGTACGACATCCAGCAGATCACTGCACTG